CGCCTCACGGCGTCACCTGCTACAATTAACTATGAGCAAGAAGAAACCACCCAAAAAACGAACGCACCCTAGCCGCAAGGCCAAGGGACGTTCGGGTCTTGGACTCCACCAAGATAAAATGGTGGTGAGAACAAGAATCAGAGACGCTAATGATGCGTCTATAACCAACTCGCAACAGCTCCGCCTCCTTAAAACAGGGGAAGAGCTCGCGCGGTTCACTGTCGACTTAGGGGATTCGCCTCCGGAATTGCGTGAGAAATTCTCATGCAACAATGGGGCGACTTATTACCGTCCGATGACTCACTTGAAGCGGACCTTCTCTTTTGGAGGAGGCCCTCTTTTAGGTCAGCCGCCGCAGGTAAACTATGTGGGTCTCGATGCTAGTACAACGGATGTTATCTATTGTCCTACTCGAACCATATATGCCCATGCCCTGTCCTACTTCCCTGATTTGGCCGACAGGCCAACTTTGGGAGATAAGATGTGGGACAGTCGATATGACGACGCACTTACCACCGTTAAGGCGGTTCATCCCTCCTTAAATACAGGGTTTAGTTTAATAAACTTTGCCCTGCAGTGGAGAGACGTTGTTCATATATTCACGCACTGGCTCTCAGCGAAAGGCCGTTCAAAACGGTTCGCTGAGATTATGCAGCAAATACGCCATTCTCCTAGCTCTGCCGCGAAAGCGGCGGCTAATGAGTGGCTTGAGTTGCAGTACGGTACGTTGCAGTTCTTCCGCGATGCTTATCGAATCTGGAAAATTTTCCAGACTTGGAAGCAGAAGGCGGATCAGTTCATAGCGGGTGCCAATCAGTGGCGGTCCCAATCACAAGTGATTAAGGCCGTCGCCGGTGACCACCTGGTCAGAACTCGCTCCACGCCACTCAATTTATTTGAGTTGACGGGGGACTACTCGGCGTACTTGACCGTTTCTGAAACGGCGTATATCGAGAAGAAGGTGACACTTGTGTATCACTACACTGTGCCGCCTATGCGTGGCTTCATTGCTCGTCTCGCTCAATTATGTGACTCTTATGGAGTTTCACTCGATCCATCGATCGTTTGGGATGCTATTCCGTTCTCCTTTGTTGTAGATTGGTTTTACAACATCGGGGATTGGCTACACACCTATGAAAGACGGGACCTGTATCAGGCCGAAGTAGTCTACCATCAGTTTGGCAATAGTGCTAAGCTAACGGTAGCCCGGTATGTAACATTACAACGATCCTATCTGGGCCTTACCGGCTTTCCGGTAGCGATCGCTGATGATGTGTACACACGCTCGGAGAGAGTCCTAAAAGAACTCCCTCCGTTATCGGTCCCGCTGCCTGAGAACGTCGACCATTGGTCGATCACTCGAGTAGCGAACGCGACTGCACTATTTGTGCAGCACGCAGTTAAGGGCCATCGTATCCCACCATCACGACCAGTTATCTGATTGTGGATGAGGATGGAATCGAGGTAGTAATACCTCCATGCTGATCGCAGTACTAGACCAACAAATCATGTTTAATGACCCGTTGAGCCTCAATATCGCGACTTCGGGCGACCCTGCGGTCGTCCTGAGTCTTGTCGATGGTCCCACTAACCGACGTACCGTAAGAACGGGCGTCGGTCTTAACGGCCTCGTCGAGTTTACTATCGGGCATCAGCCCAGTAGTGAAAACGGCGAAGTTGAAACCGTGCGGACTGTTGTCCGGCACTCGTTGGAAAAAACCAACGGCGCCGGAAAACCAGTTAAGGTTTACGCGCAGATCGTTATCAGTCACCCGACTGACAATACGTTCGACGCGTCCGACAAAAACTGGGTTGTGGCGTGCCTGATCAGTTTCTTGCAGACCGGAGGCGACGTTTCGTCGTTTCCGACTGCTCGGACTGACACAGACATCCTGGCCCAGGTTACTCGGCTCCTGAATCAGGAGCCCTAATTGGGTGCGATCACGGGGCGCGTGACGTGACTAGTTGGTTAGGAGATTCTAGCTTATGCAGAATCATAATAGCCACTCGACGTATGTCGAGCTAGTTGTTAGCGTATACCGTGATATAGCGAGTGCTCATAGTGTAGCGCCATCAGTACAACGTGTTGAAATCGGAGTAATCCGACGTCGCACGCAAATCGAAGGGCTTTCGTTTTTAACGAAGACCCTCCCTCGCCTAGGCAAGTCGGTTGATACCGTACTTGCTCGTGGCGGTCACCTCTCTGTTCAGGGCTTTTCGAAGTCCCCGAATAGTCAACTCCCCAGGTTTCTGGGTTGGTTGTTAGGTGATGTGTTTGGTACTGATGGGGTTGAGCTGGATGATTCACATCATTCAGCTCCTATTAGCCTCATGCACTTCAGGCAACTTGTCTACATCGTATACAAGCTGAAGATACCATATGAAGCATCCGAAACCCAAAAGGTCGCGGAAGCGTTCATTGAAACAGACGCCAGTCTTCTCGATTTTCGAGAGGCCTGTGAGTCGGACCACATTATTCCTCGCGCTCGCCAGTTTATTACTAGCGTCTGCGGGTCAATTAATCCGCGTGACATTTTACCTCGTCACGGGCCGGGAGCTGTCTCTACCGGCGAGAGTACTTTGGAAAAGAGTCAGATGACTCGGATCTATAAGTGCTTGGAACCCATCTACCCCTTTACGGAGTATATGTGTTACAATCTCTCGCATGTGTGTGATGAACTCCCTGCCATACAAGCCCTTGAGGTCCTAGAGCACGGAACGGCGAAAGTCGTTTTCGTGCCGAAGGACTCCAGAGGCCCGCGTCTGATATCGTGTGAACCGCTCGAGATCCAATGGATCCAGCAAGGTTTAGGTCCTAAACTTGAGGCGGCTATTTGCCGTCACAAGCTTACCGCCGGGTTCGTGAATTTCACGGACCAGACGATAAATCAGGACCTGGCGTTGTCTGGATCCAAGGGATCCGGGTGGGTCACCCTGGACATGAAGGATGCTAGTGATAGAGTGAGCAACGACTTAGTTAAATCGCTGTTCATGGACTGCCCCGACCTGCTTGCAGCAATGCAAGCGTGCCGGAGTAGTCACACTAGACTACCTGACGGTCGCGTTGTGGAACTAAACAAGTTCGCACCCATGGGGAGCAGATTATGCTTCCCTGTGGAGGCGCTATGCTTCTATGTTCTTATCGCGAGTGCACTATGTATGGAGCGCCGGTACACCGCACGAAAAGTGCGGGGCCGGGTCTTCATATTCGGAGATGACATCATTATGCGCGAGGAAGACTATCTCGTCGCACTACAGCACCTACCTAAGTTTGGACTTATGTTCAATCCTACTAAGTGCTGCACACACGGCTCTTTTAGAGAGTCGTGCGGTGTCGACGCCTACAGAGGCGTCAATATCACACCTACCCGATTGGGGACAGTGTGGTGTCATAACCGTAACAGACCTGAGGTACTCCAGAGCTATTGCGCGTTGAGAAACGCGTTATTTGGCCGTGGGTATCTCGCTGCTTCAACGTATGTTGAATCCCTGGTTAAGTCAGTTTGGGGCCAAATGCCCTACACTGATCGTTTCACGACGTCCCTTAATGGGGCTTTCGTGAGCTTAGCTGGTGGACCAGCCTATGTTGACCCAGTAACTCCAATAGCAACTCGCAATATGGGTTTTAGAACAAGGTTTAGCCCTGTTCACACCCGTCAATTATTCTCCTACGTGACGAAGCCTGTAAAGGTTCGCTACGATGGTCCGAACAATTGGTTCGAGCTGCTTCGCCGTCATTCCGACGGGTTTGGAGCCAGCGGGGGTCTGTATGCGCTTCCTCGTCGCAATCGCTTGAAACGAGGATGGATGGAGGTGTAGTGATACACCTCAACCGCTATCGGCCCCCACCAACGAGTTTTTAATTCGTCGGGGGTTCAGTTAGC